ACGTTCTTTGTCTTGATACTTCAGTAATAATTCATAAATAGTTCGCATTAGATCCTTTACACCTGTCTCTGCAAACTGTCTTGCAATAAGTTCCACTCTGCTTTGAGCTGCCGTCATTACAGAATTCACAGCAGAAGCCGTAGTGTGGGAGGTCAGTGCTTTATCATTCAACCCTTGAGTTGTTTTACCTACACCAGCCCTTGACTCACGAATAGTATCTAGGTACTCAAGCATTTGGAAACTATAAGGCTCTAATGATGGAGTAGCTAATGGAGTTACTGCATTGGGTGATTTAACGCGAACAACACCACCGGGCCTTTGTGTTAATAAGTCATCGAGATTAGCCTGACCTTCAAGGACCGCATACCTACCAAAGTTCTGGTTATACATATTGTCCATGAGATTTCGCATCAATGTGCTTTTTATTAATTGCAGATCGAGTACAAGATCAGCAACAGACAACCCAAAGAACTTGTGAGGTATTTTTATAGGAGTAATAGAAACAAAGGGTTTGCTGTCGATTGCTTCATTCTCTAGTACCTTACTTCCTACAGTACAAACCTTACGTAACTCAGCAATGCCATCACCATCCCAATCAGCCTTTAGATAGTTTTCATGCAACCAATAGACTCGCAAGGAGTCATCAGAACCACTGGATGTATTTAGACCTCCCCAATACGTAGCTGTCTTATCATACTCGTAACGAGCCAATCTTTCCGGAGAGTATGCTTCCATATCATCATCGCCCCCGCCTAAGTCTTCAGGGTCTAAATCTTGATCTGGATACATCTCGCGTAGATCAGAAAGTGTAACCTGTACACGATGGCAAACAAACTTTGCATCCTGTATAGTTTTGGACTCACTGGAAATCAGGAATTCACTAGGTGGAACATTCTCAATTTTTACACGACCGTTGTAGTCTTCTTTCGAGATAACTACATCATTTAAACCATCGTCGGTATCGGTATGCTCTATAACTCTAACACCATCAGCAGCAACCAAGGATTGTAGTTCCATATCATCTAAATTATGATACTCTTCCCTCGTCACTTCGGGATACTCATCCCACCATACTTTGACTATACCATTCTTCTGAAGTAGCGCATCGGTGAACCACGAATAAAGTATTTCCCAACCAGAATTGTCCTTAACAAATACATGATTTACATAATCAGTAGCTTGCTCCGCCATCTCAACATCTTCTGGCCCGGTAGGATTAAACTTGACCATCTCATCACCTGATGCAAAAATACGCATCAACGATGGTTTTATCCATTCTATGGTATCTTGTACAGTAGAGTCAACGAACTGCGATCTACCTTCTACTTCGTTTCCAAACGGTAACGAGTAGTAATACTCCATAGCCATCTCACGTTGTTTGGATAACTCATCTGAAAAATATCCCAAAGATGCGCGAAGTTCCTCATCTATTCGCGTCTTTAGTTCTTCTTCGGTCATTTTTTCAGCCATTATATAATACCATATTGTTTATACTCTAAGTTTTTTGTCCATGTAGGGTCTGATCCTGAAACAGCAAATCGTGTCGCCATCGCAGCGTAACGTGTAGCAGACATTAGGTCATCTCTGAATGGGACAATTTTACCAGCTTTCCTATGATACATCCTAAACTCTTCCCACCAATCAGATAAAGTCGAGAACACTTTAAATTTATTGTCTTCCATTTTTTGGAGCATAGACATTATACCCTCTTCAACAGAATTGCCGCCTTTGTTATGCCCAAGTGCGGGAGGGTTTTCAAAATGAGAGTGTAACATATTGCAACCAAGGTTGCGGTACTGGTCAGCCAAACCGGGATTGCCCATAGAATCACGCCTATTTCCATCATGGGGCCAACTAATAGGTATGTAACTAGGACGGGTTTTAATCTGAGCGGCATGGACTGATGGCGGGGATTTGGCTTGTCGGTAACAATCGTATACATAATATATATCTTCATCCCTATCAAATGCCATCCAAACTAGAGCTGTAGGGTGGTCAAATCCAAAATCAATCCCGCATATTCTAGGCCAATGACTCTCCAACATAATTGGGTCAATCATTAGCTTTTCTTCCATTACCGGGAAGACTAAGCCAGAGCCTATGGATGGCCTACCGTATCTTCGCATCTCTCTTTCATGAGGGCTGTAACTGGACAGTATCTGTTCCATTACATCCTCATTTAAATGCCCATTGTTACCGCCCATGGATACGATTTTCTCTGATGCGTCATCCCATGTTGCATTAACAAGAGCCTGCCCAGGTTGTAACCTATTCATAAATGAAGCAACAGTCTCAGTCATCCCCGCTTCTGGGGTGAATGTCATGTAGACCATTCCCCGCCTATCTAGTGTTCTCGTTACTGCTTGCGAGTATATATCCCTCGAAGGTTCCTCGTCAAGCCATACACAATCCACTGATCGACCTTGCCACTTTTCAACGCCCATTTCATAGGCTTTAAAGAATAAAGAAGAGTTCCCACCGGAAACGTGCTTGACTAATGCCATACTCTTTGCATTAGGTACGCCGGGTTTTCGTTCCGTTTTTATTATATAGTCTTTTGGAATAGTACCCGACCCAAAAGCATAAGGATCATCGGGAGAACCCAATAGTTCAAATTGCACTATATCTCGGGTTGTTTCGTTAGATACACCCCCAGCCCATGCAACAATAGGCTGTTTAAAGACCCTGCCTTCCCACCAATCAGGGTATAAGCCTGTTAAATGGTAAGACAGTTCTGCACTTCCGCAATAAGATTTACCTATGCGGTTAGCCGCCATAAGTAATCTTTGGTTAGCATCCTTGCCTGTCAGATGAAACTTTAACTGATAAGGATAAGGATCGTAAGAGCCTATCCTATTATACCTCTCCCTAGTCCTTTGGGCTTGTAAGAGGTCAAGTAGTAAGTCTTTATCTTTAGTGTCTAATAAGGCTGTCGATTTGGCGCTGGATTTCTTCATCACTCATGGATTCGATATTGGTTTGTTCAATCCTTTCTATAGGCTTGAGTCCCGCTCTGTCGAGTAAGTCTTTGATTGCCGATATCCTAGCAGTATCGCTAGTAGATGTCTCTGCTATAGTTGTTAGCAAGTTTAGCATGTTAGGTACCTTGTCTGCAAGCACTTCTTTTGTCTTCTCAGCGATCAAGGGTCTAAGCTGTTCTTTTAGCTGATGCCCTTGTTGTTTCGCTGTCTTTCCAGAATAGCCAGCATGTAGAGCTGCTTTGGTAGCATTACCTGTTTCTGCATAAAACTGCACAAATTTATCTTGTCTGTCTGTCATTGGCTAGTATCAGGATCTGGATCAAAAAATCCCTTCACACGATTTATTTTTCTACACTGAGGTTCATCAGGATATACCTCACAGTACATTTCTTTTTCTGTTATTCCTCTTCGATAAGCCTCTAACTGTATAGCTGCTAGGCCGGGGTTTCTACTCATATACTGACCAGATTCCTTGTCATATTCCCCATAAGCCTTACCAATCAAGTCTTCCCAATTCTGCATGTCTTCACGCACATAAGGAGAAGCAGGACGTGCGCGTGGGGTAGTAGAAGAATAAATCATATCATGCTCTCTACTGCTGATTTTTTTAGACCCCGGCTGACCTCTAGCAATGCTTTTGTTATAGTCTGATTGCTTTGTTGCAGCTGCATCGGAAGCTGTTCTTCCTGGGTACCAAGGCTCCCCTCCAAGAAATTTACCCCTTCGCTCACCAAAGAATGGGGATCGAAAAGCATGATCGTATGCTTTGTGCATTCTTTCGTGCATACGAATATCGCCCATATTCTCATTCCCATAGCCGGGTTCTAATGGAAATTCTAAGACTGGGTTTTTTTCAATATCACTAGCTGTTAAATTGAAATCGCCTACAGCCCTTCCCAACTGCTCATTGTAACCACCCATTAACTCCTTATCAATATTTATCGTATCCCATCTATCCCTTGGGTGGTACGCCCTCCCAAATGTAGGGTCAACAACAGGTACGGTTAGATCAGGATTTCTTATGTAGTTAGCTGTAGTAGTCGGTGTCCTAAAACGAGTTCCCGAAG